CTAATTCTGTTATGGTACAAGGGTTGGTGTTGTGCGAAGTAGGGTCAATGGCTCTCCCTGTATATGCGGGAGAATACCCGGTTGGAGTTTTAATGATAATCTCATTCGGCATTACTATACCGGAGGAATCACTGTCTACATAGAACCTATGACCCATTCGCTCAAGTGTGTATTCGCTTTGTATATCTTGGGACATGGTGAATATATGTATCGTATCCTGGTTATCTCCGTCTGCCGCTTCGCTTCCGGGCCTCATTGAGGCGTGAGTCATATCAAATAAACGCGCTAACACATGCGCCCTGGTTTCATCCTTTAGTATACTAAATGACTCCCCCAGGTAAACACCAGTCCATAAATCATCCAGACCGTCATCTAGGACCACATTGTAAACTTTACAATGGTTGAAACAGTCCAATGTTGATGTGAGTACAGCTATTACCAAATCTCCAAGTGCGGTAGTGCCGTCATCTATATATTTCTCTGATGCTGTGTCAGAGTTTAGCAAGTCCATGATACCCACGCAGTTCAACTTGCATTGCATGATTCCCTGCGCTTCATAGAACAACTGTTGCTTGACCCACATCACGGGAGAGGTGGAATACAACGGCCCATCCATAGTATCCACACCCCAACCTATGTACAGACGTTCTCCCTTTAAGATTAGGTCGAACAGTAATCTGTCATAATTGTTAAGGGTAATCTCTGCCGTCTGCTTGTAAGGTGACTCCAACTCCTTGACTTTTAATATTCTCCCACCCTCATCCATGGTCCATGTTAATGCAGCAGCAGATGTATTGTGGCAAGTTGTAGTAGACCCGGTGGCCCCGGCGGTTCTGAAAGCGACATCGCCCACGGTGATAATCACAGCAGGACGCACACTCGCGCTTTTCTGCGCGTTGGACAATACAAGAGGTAAACTTCTCATACTACCTCAAATGCTCCATCTGCATATTCGTACTTGCCGCTATTCACAAGAGTGGCTCTCCACCTGTACCATCCTAAATCGCTGGTAGTCGGGATGAGATACTGGTAATAGTAATCACCTACCGCTTGATTCTCCATGGCTCCCGCAGAGAGTAACACCTTATCGGCGCTATCCCATATCGTAAGCACGGGCGCGGAGTCGGGGTTAGCAAGTACACCATCACCTACGGGAGTATTGATAACCCTGATATATACGTGTTCGCCTCTTTGTATTCTTTCCATATTATCTCCTAGTGCGTAATACCGCCAGATGTTGTTCTCTTGCCCATTGTGGTAGATGTCCTGCGCCTGTTAATGAATCGACTCGTTACCCCTCTTAATCTCTGCATAGCATCTGAGAAATATTTGGTAAGTGAATGATGATATATCTTATGACACAGCATATTCATTCCATTGGGGAACACTGGCATTGCCCACTCATCCATTCGATTGTCGAAAGTCTTGAACCCATATTGGGTAAGACCCACAGTTTCTATAGATGAATCTCCAACAGAAACAAAAGCCTCTGCATAAATCTGTGTGCATAATACTTTCCTGATGTTCTGATAATCACTTAGATTCCCTAGTATAATACCAGCTTCTAATGTAATCAGGTCGTCCTTTGTAAACACTCCGCCGCCGGGTCGTGCTATAGTTTGCCTGTAAGTCTTGAACTCATACTCAGGATATGTGTACCATATACCAGAAGGATGAGGAGGTGTTAATGTTTCCTCTGTTCCTAGCACCTCAACACCGCCCAATCGAAGGAACGGCTGTGCCGTAGCAGTAACTGTAGATAGGCCCACTATATTTCTTCCTGCTACGACATAATCTTCCAATACATACCCGGTGAGATTATTCTCCAGTGTCGTAGTTCTGTACCCGTTTAAACCAATCTTCCATTGTACTTCATCATTACTGCCATCACAAGCTGAGGCAAGAATATCATATCGTGTTGCAGATGTAATAGAATTGTTCACGCCGATAATGGTGTAAGATGTTCCGCTACATAGGGCAGGATTATAAATCTTCCATGTACCCGGACAGAATACAACCCTACTGTATCGAGTTAATGCTGCTTCAACTATTGTATGGGTCGTAGTAGCTATCTCCGCGTCCGTGTATTCCCCTGCGTCATAAGCCGGAGCGTATAACTTGATATTCCCAGTTCCGTAAACTACTATGGTATGAGTTCCTTCGCCAAATACTTCACTTGTTGAAACCAGCGCTGTCCCGCTACCCACATAAGCCTTTCTATTAGGAAGCACCTCCAATGTGAATGTACCTGCGGTTGTAATATCTACCGTCTGCACCGAGTAATAAGGGAACCCATCTGCTGCAACCCAAGTGGCTGTAATGGGAGAACCCGTTGCAACACCAGTACCATCGGTTAGTGTCCCACACACATGATTGGCGGGGTCTACTATTTCATAATATCTTTCTATTCCCATATTATAAAGAGATTTGTCTGCTGCGCTTGAATCGTATGTAGCTATGTAACAAGTTGTCATCCTGTCTGTGTCGGTCATGCCGCAACGGAACACAACATCTATCTGTCTAATATCACCTTCGGCCTGTGTCCCTTTTAATAAATAAGAATCCTTCTTAGTCTTCTTGGTCCACATTGTAGCGGTAGAGGCATGTCCATTCCCATACCCATAAGTTAAATCATCTGTCCATGAATACGAACAATATACAGCCATACTTGACACTCTAATATTGGAACCGGGGAAATTATGAGCAAGATGAATCTCATTATCAGTAGCCACATATGCAACCAATAAGTCGTTAGCTCCAGTGTTATATCTTATGTATGCCCACGGTTGGGCCTCATCTATAGCATTACCACCAGAACCAGTAACAACCTTTGACCCTGGCGTGAAGGTCCAAGTCCCGGTAAGGTATTTCCCTACACGTTGGCCTCCTGTGTCACCACCGGAACCTCCGCGTCCTCCGTAATTCCCAACTATATTCACTATCGCTGGTTCAGAATCATCATTACAACGCGGTGTGAACCACCAGACATCTTTGGGTGCATTACCAGGATTGCCGGACTTAGTAGGTTTAAATGTAAGAGCAAGAGCAGACTGTATAGAATCAACCTCCGCTATACGTCTATAGTTGTAAGAATAAAACGCATTTGGTATCGGACTTGTTAATAGGTCCCCTGCCTCTAACTCGGTATCAAATGTTGTTCCTACCCCCCATAACCCATCTACGAAAGTTCTCCACATAGCGGATGTCCCGGATAATCCACCAGCTACTGATTCATCTTTCCCTGATAGGAACCCGGTGGCATCTGTGACATAGTAAGCAACGCAATCTGTTCCTTCGTTGGGAGCATCCACTGGGTCATTAACACATTGCCAGTTGGGCATTTCCGAGGCAAGGCCATTTGCCACTGGAACTAACTGAGTATGAGAACCTTCGGACCTTGGATATAACTGAATCCTTGTCGTGTTACCAGATGGTAACGACATACCCCACTCAGTGAATAAGAAGTCACCATCTGTGTGTGCAGTCCAGGTCACTCCGGAATCTGTTGAAGCATATGGGAAACCTGCTGTGTATGTTCCGCTTTGGTTGTATCGCAACCTTACGGCGCTGGCAGAACTAAACACCATGGCATATACGGTTCCGCTATTGACTCTAACTCCTGAACTCAATACGAAATCTATCCATCCTACTCCGGTGGAAGATGTTGCCGTTCCTGTACCTAAAGCGGTCCCGGTTGGTTTTCCTAATAGAGTTTCGTATATCTTACAAGTCACGGTCCCGGAGACCAATGACTTAACCTGTACTGCCCATAACATGTGTGAAGTTCCCGGAGTGAACGTCTGGCACAAATAAGTAGTGCCACCGAAAATCTTCTCAGCGTCATCAGGCTTATAGGCGTTACTTTCAAACAGGTTATAGTTGAGCATTATAGAAACTTATACTTACTCTCCTTCGGTTGTATCTTCTGCTTAGGAGTTAATACAGGCATCTTGGGAGGCATGATGGAACCCCTCATCCTGGGTCTAGGCATTGGAGGAGGAGCAAGCATCTTATCTATCTTCTTACCAAGGTCTTCCATGTGTCCCATTACATCACCCCCTGCGCGGGCGGCGCGCCCCGGCCCGGCCCGGCCTGACCCGGCGCTATGCCCTGTGTAGGACCGGGTTGCTGCGGCTGCATGGATTGTATTATCTGAGCAATCCTTCCTTCAAGGAACTTGGCCTCTAAGAGTTTAGCGGCCTTCTCGTCCCCTTTGAGATTAACAGAATCCTTCATCGCCTGGTCGTAGGCCCGGACCAATCTTATCTCAGGCAGTTCCCTCATCAGGTTCTCATCAGCGATAATCGCCAATAGTCTGTCGGGGTCCTCAGCCTTAAAGACGTTCCTTACAATGAAGTCCAAAGGCATCCTCGCGTTAAGGGCCATGACCGCTTTCTGGTAGTTAGATGTCTCCTGCTCCGGGGACTCTACGTCTACATCGAAGTCTATACGGAACTTGCTCTGCAAAGGAGCAAGGTCTGTGAACTTTACGACAATCTCCTTGCCGCTATCGTCTATCATCTTGGTATCGAAATTACCGTCTATGAACTGTTGGAACATCTGGTTGAAGATAGACTTATACATATTCTCCAATGTGGTTTGTCTTGGAAGGAACACTACCCCGCGCTGGCTGGACAATGTATCAAGCGCCAGTGAGGAGAGCTGGAAGTTCAATCCGCCATACTCGTTATTGGGGACCGTCCCTCTCTGGTATTCCCCGTCCATCATATTGAAGAACATAGCGTTGGTGTTAGCCATGTCGGAGAACTTTAATGAGTCGAACTTCTCCTCTGCCAACTGCTCCATGACTGTTCCCCACTCGGCAGGGTACTCTTTAATCTCGCGAGCAGTTGTTCCGTCAGACGTATGGACCAACGGAGGGCGCATACCCAACATAGCGTGGGTCTTTATGATTGAGAGAATGTCGTTGCGTTCCTTGATTGTATCACGCACACTATGGTATAAAGACTCTCCAACCATGGAATCTTTCTTCGTATTGGTTCCATTGACTTGCGGTGTAGTAGCCACCGGGCAGATAGAGAACGGAACGTACTTGATATAATCCCTGGGCTTACTCAGGAAATTATCCCCTATGATTATATATTCAACTCCGTCCTTGCCCCAATAGT